TAAAGTATACAGGAAGCTCCTAATACTTTTTCACAAAGCGGCATTACACAATCTGCCGTCTTCCCACTTCCAATTACATTTGGAATAACATAATTCATAGCATTGGTTATCATGTTATCGCCCTCTATCCGATCACGAAGCCCTGTTTTGTGATTATGCAGATCTACCTGCACATGACCTTTAATCATTTACTGTACCTCCATATGCGTAAATTGTATACAAGTTTGCTCCTGCTTCAAGCAGTGCCTTGATGCGTACCTGATCATGCTGTTTCCATGCAGACTCTGGCACAGACTCAATTTCTTTCTTTATCATAGTAACATCATCTATCCAGCCATCTGATGTCCAGCCCTGCCATGTAACACCACTGTCGAAGGATACTTGATAAACTGCATTTTGCGATGAAACTTCAATTAATGTGACATTACAGATGTCACAGGTTGTGACTGTTTTATTTGTTCCAGCTTTAATATTGCCGCTACCCTGCCATCCTGTGGTATTGTTGTAGGATGCATCTGTAATAATAAGTGAACTATTGACGTATGGTGTAAATGTCATCACATTTTCGGTTGCTGAATATCCATCTGATATACCTCTGAACATATTCAAGAAATTAAGACCAGCTATCAGCTCATTTACTGTACTCTTTGCCGGAGTATTGTTCGTAGCCAAAGCATTGTCCTGTACGGTCTTAAATATTCCACTAAAGTCAAGTTTGTTAACATCGTCTGATGCGCTTATAGTTCCATCCCACTGACTTTCCGCAGCCATTCCTTGTCCAAGAGCTACTGCATGTATTCCGTATGGCTCTATCGTGATAGAGCCTCCGTCCATTTCTATCCAGACATCCCATGTATGTATTGAGGCATCAATCTCTTGCAAATCATACCGTAGCGTAAGTATATGCTGGCCATCCTGCCATGTCTCTGCAGGAGTCCTGTGTGTTAGTTCTTCTCCATCAATATAATAATGGATCTTTGCGACCGCATCACTTTCTACCCAGTTAAAATCATCACCTGTCTCTGTAGTCTCAACAGTAAGCAGTATTTCCATACTCATGACAACATGTGTGGTCTTTGTTGTTATAAACCTCATATCGAATATGGACTGATTAGATTTATCCCCTATTTTAATCTGTCCTGTATTTGAAAACACAGTGAAGCGAATAACATCACTATCAGCTTGATTTATAAGTCCAGCTATATTTTTATCAGTCTTACTCTTTGCATTTGATAACGATGGATTTTTACCGACACCCTGTACCTCGTAAGCACCATTGTACCTGAAAGTGTACTTTGTTATACAATAAAGCTTATCTCCATCTGCAATTCCGTCTGATATCGTCAGCACATCTCCCAGATCATAAACTGGATCACCGATCATAGACATTTTAAAAGGAACATAACAGATATTCTGGAGAGCATTTAATATTGCTCTCCTCATTTCTTCTTTTCTATCATCCGTTCCATACTGAAGGAATGGGTTGCTGCCTAAATTGTATGTCAGGGCATCATCTGTATCCATTCCATAATACTGTGTGGTCTTATCTTCAATATTGACTACCGAAAGACCTGTGTATCTTGTCTCAAAATCCGAGAACGATGCTCCTGTAAATCGGTGCTTTGAGTCAATCGTATCAACAATAGTCTTATTATATTCTCTAAAAACTATCTTTCCGGCACGATCAGCGGTGACAAAACAGGCACACGTTTGAGCTACCCACGAGATAAAATCTCTCCAAGTCTCTATATCATTCTCTGTAAGCATTGAAAGATCATCTGATCCATTGGCAAAGCCTTGAAACTCTTCTTTTGTAGTTCCCAGCTCCACATTACATCTCATGCATGCCATCAAAGCCAGTTCATACGGAGTACCAGTCGCAGAATCAACATTACATGCCTTATCAAGCTCTGCCATATTGTCATAAGCCTTGACTACTACACCGGATGATGTCCAGTTTGCTTCGGAGATTTTAAACACTCCCAGAGGGATATCCTCGTAGCCTCCACTTTGGAGCATTCTTCCGAATGTTGGTTTAATGAGCTTATTCTGATAAGCATATCTCTCAATAGGAAGATCAATAAATGTAGCATTAAGCTCACCTACATACACCTGTCCTATCTTCATCTCTGTATCGTCTGAGCACTGGTTAGTGATTGAGAATGAGCCTTTGAGGACATTTATATCTGTAAATGGAGTTGCTGCTACAGTTCCACCAATTCTGAACCTTTGCACGGGTTCTTTCATTGATTTCTTATATGCATCTGAAACCTCGTACATTAAAATTCCTCCAAATCAAAGCTGACATCCCATATTCCATCAGAGTCCTTGACCCCTTCCGTGTTTTCTATCAAATCAGCTTTGAACTTGCGCATCCTCATTGTTCTGTTCTTATACCCTTTTACTGTCGGATCATAAACCGACACTGACAACGTATCAATTTTCGACCATACTTTAAATGTTCCATACCATTCTGAATTACATCGATACTGTGCACTTACTGTCAGCTTGTCATATCGCGTGACAGAGGCCTGATCTGTGCCTGCCTCTGTCTGATATGTTTTCTCGACCACCGCGCTGTCCTCAGACCACTTATCAGATGGATACAATGTTACATTATTTATAATTGGTAAATAGTCTTTTAACATTATCTTCCTCCTGATCTAAAGTTCTTTCGCTGATTAGATGTTACTACCATCTCATCTATGCGCTCCTGTCCGATGTATATAGGTATTATGATATCTCCACCGCCCTGATTAACAGCCTCACGCATCATATCCATAAGATGTTTATCGCCAGTCACCACTTCTGTGCCCTGTCCATCACCAAATCCCATTGCAGTACCACTCAAAACGGTTGGAGTGTTAAACAGCATAGCCTCATCATAAGCCTTGTTGTACCATGACACATTTACCTTTGGCACTGATCCTGACTTTGCATTAAAGCTGCCGCTCATCTTAAAGTGTGGCAATGCTATTGCTGTATTGAGTCTAAACTTAGTGCTTGAAAATGCTGATTTCATCTGTGCAAGGCCAGATTTCACAGTGCTCACCATTTTTGCCATTTGCCCTGCAATAGTGACATTCATTGCAGTATACTGTAATGCTATATATCCGTTAGCAAGAGTCATAGTGACATTGATGTCTGTAGCAGTCTTGCCAAAACCTTTTGCTACTGAAGTTGACATCACAGTGGCAAGCTGGCTTGCTGATGCCTGTACGTTTGGTGTGGCACTTGTGAATGCATTTGTAAGTTCCTGCATTCCGGTTTTTGCAACCTTTTTCAGATTATCAAGACCTGTGTCAACAGTATCTATTGATTCAACCATCTTTCTAAGGTCACTTGATGCCGATCTTGCTGATGATGCGATCACGACCATCTCTGCTGATACTGCTAAAAGAGCAGCCGCAAGAAGTGTAGCTCCTCCAGCCGACAGCGTAATCGTGCCAGCCAGTCCAACAAGTGCCAGATCAAACACTGCTACAGTTCCAGCTCCTGCTCCTATCGGAATAAGTGCCGCTGCCACTGCAAGTGTGAGCTGTCCCATTCCTGCGGCTGCTGTACCGGCATGATTTGCCACAAGTACTAAACCAGCTCCACATATTACAAGTCCTGCACCGAGTCCAAGCACTCCTGCTGCCAATACAATCACACCGGCAGAAAGTAATAATACCCCTGCGGCCATGAGTGTAATTCCTGCGGCCGCTGCGATTGCTCCGACTCCAACTACTGTCAGACCAGCTCCAAGTGCCAATGCACCAACTCCGGCAAGAGTAGCACCTCCGGCAAAGGCTGTAAGTGCTCCTGCCAATGCAAGTATATTAAGTGCCGCGCTGGCTCCATATTCGGATATAGTCGGTAACTGTCCGGCAAGTAATGTAAGACCTGCACACGCAAGCAGCACACCGGCTCCTACCATAAGGATAGCCGCTCCAAATGCTACCAGTCCGACCGCTCCGGCTGTAAGCGCAGGTGCAAGTGCTGCCGCCCCTGCTGCAAGCACTCCAAGTGCCACCACAAGTCCCAGCATAGCAACTGCTGCATTAGGTCCTGCCTGTGCCAACTGAATAGCAGAATATGCAAGTAAGGCAATTCCTGCGGTTGCCAATAATATACCTGCTCCTGCTGCTATCAATCCGAGTGCATTCTTTGTCAGTGTTCCAACCGAACCTCCGGCAGATGATATCGGTCCCGATGCACTGCTTGCTGCAGATCCTAAACTGCCAATCTTTCCGGCAATGTTGCCGAATGATGATACTACTTTTCCTGCTCCTGTGGTGATCTTACCACCGATAGAGAGTATCGGTCCTGCGGCTGCTGCCAAGGCAACACCTTTTATGATCATTTGTTGCATTTCCGGTGATAATTTACCAAACTGCTCGGCAGCTCCTGATACTAAATTTGAAAATTCAGTAATAGCAGGTGCTACCGCTGGAAGTACAGTCTGGCCAATCTGTATGCCGGCTATCTTTACCTCATTAAGAGCCTTTGCAAAGTTCTCCGCTGATGTATTGTCCATTTTGTCAAACGCAGTCTGCAGTGTGCCGGCTGAATTTTGCATTGATGTCATTGCTCCGTTGAAATCCTCTGCATGCTGTATCAATGTAGCTGCACCCTTGCCTGCTTCCTGCGAACTGAATACATCCGCTATGGACATACCTGTCTCATCACAGTGCTGTTGTACTATGCCAAGTACATCTGTAAGACTGTTACCATCATCCATTAACTCTTTGAAAGACTTTCCTGTCTTTTCCTTGAGTATGTCTGATACTGTACTGCCGCCCTTACCTAACTCATTGAGCATTGAGTTGATATATGTAGTAGATTCGGCTGTAGCGATACCGTTTTTAGTAGTCGTAACGTATGCAGATGTGATATTGTCAAGACTTACACCAAACATATTCGCAGTAGGGATAACTTTACCAATTGATGAGCCTAACTCATTAACTGTGGTTTTACCTAAGTTCTGTGTCTGGATGAGCTTATTGGCTATCTCCTCTGCTGTTCCTGCCGAGCTACCATATGCATTCATGACGGTTGTAAGAACATCCACTGATGTGGCTGCATCTGTAAATCCTGCTTTTGCCAGCTTTGTTGACTCAGTAACAAAAGCTACTGCATCTCCTGTTGACTGTCCTGCTGATATTGCCGAGTATACACTCTCTGCTATATCAGACGCGGCTACACCGGTTTCCTTGGACAGATCAAGGATAGCACTCTGTAAATCCTCTATCGGTACCTGTGATGTATCTGCGATGGTGCTTACCTTTGCCATTGACGTTTCGAAGTCTGAGGCAAGTTTGGCTGTTGCTGTACCCATTCCAATAATCGGTGTGGTTACTGTCTTTGTAAGAGTGTTTCCTACCGATGTCATTTTCTTTCCGGCATTCTGCATACCCTCTCCAGCACTTTCTACTGTTGATTTAAAGTTTTTTGCATTTTCCTGTATCTGCTGGAATGTCTTGGATGCATTGTCATTTGCAGTGATGTCAACACTCAATGTATAGTCAGCCATGTTACACCTTCTTTCTCTTTGGTTTTTTCATTCCATTAGCCTCATAAATCGCATCTATCCAGCCTTTTTCGTTCTTCTCAATCTGCATGATCTCGTTCATGTTCTGCTGAACAGTGACCTTGTCCGCTTTCTGCTGTTTCTTTTTCCAAAGCTTACGGAACGGACTGCCCTTTTTACGATGTAGATTGCCCTCTGCATTGAGTACGGCATCTCGAATCATGGTAGATGTACTAATCGTCTTATTTTCATAGGCTTTGTAAATAAATGCCTTTTCACGTGGAGTAAGTGCCAAATAATCTTTTTTTGTGTACCCAAAATTGACCACAAAAAAAGCAAAGTCCATATCCTCTAGATACGGCTTTGCCATTTTTCTGTGTTCTTCGGTTTCTTCCTCATTCTGGAAGTACTCATATTCGATTAGTTGGCCTGGAATAAAAAAGGCATGTCTTTTGTAAGTGCATTCTGGATCTCAAGTGCAATTGTGGCATATCCTCTCTGCATGAGAGCCTGCTCGCAAAGCTTTGAGCCATCAACCTGTCCCACAAATGTATCTGATCCAGCCTCTTTTGTGGCAAACTGGAATACAAGCTCGCATGTCTGAATGCTAAACATGCCATTTGTGGTGTAATACTCTCCCATAAGAGAGCTTTTCTTAGCTGCCTCAATGAGCTTAAGTCTTTCAAGATTGAACTTAAGCTCATACTGTTTTCCATTGATCTCTAACATCTATTATTCCTCCCCCGGTATTGTATCTTTTGATGGTGTATTTCTCGAAAGATCCACGAAAGCTCCCATTCCCTGGAACGAATTAGAGTATGTAACCGTATCATCATAAGATGCCTCTATCGGGAAATCTGTGATACAAGCCAGTCCTCCGAACATTCCTTTCTTCTCTTTCTGGTTATATACCTTAAGGCATACCGGATTTCCATTCTCAAAAGCTATTGAAAGTGCTTTCTGCGATTCATCATCTTTGATGTAAATACCATCAATATCGATGCTCCAGTCTTTCATGCCCGGAATATATGATTTCCATCCATCTGCTGTATCTTTGGTAGTGACCTCAATAGTGTCAGCAGATCTGTTGATCTTGAGGGTTTTCTGACCTGCTACCGCATAAAGGTTTTCGCCTGTTGCATCCCATATTGCTAATAAAAGGTCTTTTCCTGCGATTGCCTTTACTGCATTTGCCGAAAAATCACAATACGAACCTTTATCGTATATCTCACCAGATACTGCCTGAGCTGTCTCTCTCTGTACTGCTACACCGCTTTTGCTGTCTGCTTTTGTATCAGCGAAAATCTGTCTCATATAATATTTCTTCATTGCTTCTGTCCTTTCATTTGATCATAAAGCCATAACATATCCTAAATGTATAGCTTAATACTGCGTGTTTCTCTTTGTTTTCCTCGTCCGTATATATAGACTGTACACCATTCAATGTCTGCATGATCAGATTGTATGGATCTGGTATGCTGATATCTACAGTAAGCGCAGACTCAAGCTCCTCAATAGCCTTGTAAATCGGCACACTTGATGTATTAGGCTCTGCCACAATATGTAAACTCACATTGTAGTCTGTGCAGTACATCGTTTTGGTGTTTGCCGGACGGCTGTTGATAAACTCAGCATATATAAATGGTGCTTTCTGATTTTTCTCAACATGGTCATAACACTTCTTGCCTGTGCCGGCTTTAATCGTTGCCTGTATTTGCTTTATAAGTTCTGTAATTGGAAACTGTTTAAGCATTTATACCAACCTTTCTATATTTTCCTTGAGCAGTCTTATGTATTCCGGTCTTTCGGTTTCTACATTCCGCTGCAGATACCTCTGACCTTCCACATATCCACCATTAACACACACATGTCCATATTCCACATGCGGAGCATAATCTTTGGTGTAACCGACCGATGCACCGCCATCAATCTCATTCATACTTAGCGACTGCCTTAGCTCTCCATGAGGACCACCCGGTCTTGTCTTTTCTGTCGATACAGGTGTACCGCCCTGCTTTCCACGGTTATATATATCTGCAGCACTCACTTTTGCCACAGCCTCAAATCTTGCCTGTGACATGCTATTTAGTGCCCGTGTCAACTCTTCGGTGCCTTTTAC